CTGTAATGCCCCTCTAAGGGCTTCTAATGCCCCTAGAAGGCGTTTTGCTTATTGTTTGATGTTCCGACCCCATTAGCATCTAATCGAGCCATATAGAGCCTCTGAGTGTTAATTGCTTGTGTGATTACTGGTGCCTATAGTGCTCATTCGATAATGATTGCAATTGCCATTAGAGCCAGGCAACCGGTAAATGTAAAGAATAATATTAATGCATCTTCGGCAAGTTGCTCACTCTTTACAAGCTGATTTTGTACTAGTTCTTTTATTAGTTTTTTCATAGTGTTATTAGTTTATTTAGTTTGTTACATTGCCAAAGCAGTCAATTGAATCGCCTGCATAAACAAATTTAATTGTATAGTCTGAGCCGGCATGCCGCCTTGCAAACTTTCTTGCCCATGCTTTAGACTTCCAAAACTTGCAACTCGATGAAGGCGTACCGAAGAAAACACTTCTTCGAAACAACCCGTCTTTACAAGCAATTGCGTCATCTGACATGACAAAACATTTTATCCATTTTTGTTTTTTCATATTATTCTTTATTTAGTTTATTAGTTTTCAGGGAAAAACGCGTCTATTGCATCGCTTACGCCTATCGCATTTGCGCCAGCAATCTTTAATGCATACGCGAATATGAGCGCAAGCTTTCTATCTCCCTTGCTCAGTTTACTTAGCATTGCGCCATACGCGCCATAGTTATTTTTAGTCGTAGCCATGCCGCTTTCTACCTTGCTTACGAATGGCGCGAAGTCTTCCGCCAAATCCATGACAAGCTCGCGTTGAGTTTCATTCAAATTCACTTTAATAGTTTCTTCTAATACTTGGTTCATAATATTATTATTTATTGTTTATGTTATTAATTAATTCATTTAAAGAATCGATTGCAACGCTGAAATAATACCAGTCGCCGCTTTTCTCGAATTCAGTTAAGTTAGTTAAAATCTCTTTTATTATATCTTTATGCATGAATGCCAATTCCAATTGCAACGCCGTCAAATGACTTTGAACCGCAAGCATGTTTGCCTTGCGGCAAGCAGTTTCCGCAATTGCCTGGACAAGCGAAGACTCTTTTATGCATTGCCTTTAATTTTTCCTTTACGGCCTTTCGATACAAATCCGAACCCGGGTTTGCTTTGTCTTGATAAGCTCGCGATTTGATAAAAGACTTGTCCACCGGTACCGCGTCAAACGCGCCGCGGACCACTGGTAATTGTAAAAACGCATTGCCAATACCGGTATTGATCCAGCGGCTACCATTTGATTGATTGACTAAGTAATTAGACGGCCATTCATAGCCGCTTGCATTTAAGCTTACGAATTCTTGCCAACTTTTCGAATATCCATAGACAGATAAATCTTGTCTTGCCTTGCATAAATCCATAAAGAATCTTAACAAGTCGACATTAGGAAAATCGCCGTCGACAAACAAGCGTACAGTACGCGCTTGCGGTATTGCTTGCCATGCTTGCGCAATCATTTGCTTATTATTGCGCATCAACAAACTGTTTTGCAATTGCCTAAAAAATGCCGCCGGATATCGCCATGCTTTTAAAGAATAGCAATACTTTACGCATTCACCTTTGCCGGGGCAATCCGCAAATGGTAGCGAAGAAAAGGCATAAAAGGGCAGCTTCTTGTTACCATTTGGCCGAAATATAGTAAATGGTGCCGGATCTACTAAGCCGCCGTCAATCCATTTTAGCAACTTGTTTGCATGCTGAGACCATGTACCGCGCTTGTTAATGTCGCCGGCTTTTACAACTTCGACCAATAAAGATTGTATCTTCTCTTTATCGTTAACTGATCGAATAAACTTTAAACAGTCTTTTCTATTCATAGTATTATAATTTATTAGTGTTTATATTAAGCAAATGCGCTTAATTAATACTAGTAAAAAGTCTTTTTCTATAGCTTGTCAATAGTTTTTTTAATAAATATTAATTTTTTTTGAACCATTGATTACTCTATTAAATGCATCAATGCAATGTGCTGCAGTAAATGCTCAGTAAATATGCTCAGTAAATATGCCCAGTAAATATGCCCAGTAAATACATCCCCCCCTTTCCTAAAGAAAACCTTTTACACGAAAGGAAAGCAATCAACTAGTATTAGTATTAGTATTAGTAGTAGTGACTAGTAGTAGTATTAGTAGTAGTGAACACAGTAACACTAGTGAACAACTGTACACCTGGGGGGAGGGAGTCGCAAAATATTTTCTGTTGTTGTATATATATACATAAACTGCCCTCTAAAAAATACAATCTAATTGGGCTTTGTTTTCAGGGTATCCTTATGAGGTGCGTTTTGCACCTTTGGGTCTAGGCTTGACATACCCTAAAGTGCAATATACACCTTTGGGTATGAGGTCGTTATTAGATAGGGTGGAGTGGAGTTACAACCCTAGTTGGAGTCTGATGGAAGAGGGAGAGGGTATATGGGGGGATGATCGCTTAAGTTTAAAGGCTAAGGGGATATGGGCGTATATGAAGTCTAAGCCTGCTACCTGGGACTTCAGTGCTAAGAGAATAGCTATGGAGAGTAGGGATGAGACTAAGAGTGTACAGAGGGGTATGAGGGAGCTAGAGGGGTATGGTTATTTGAGTAAGAGGAAGTTGGGTAATGGCAGGGTTCAGTATAAGCTAGCCGAGGAGTCTTACATTGGTACAGAGCCTAAGATAGATAGGAGTAGTTTGGAAGATAGATACGGGGATAGATATGAGTGGTGAAGAGACACAGATAGATTTAGTAGATAGGATGAGGGAAGCCTTGGCTCCTATGCTTGCAAACGAGCAGGAGAAGACGGCTAAGAATAGTTTGTCTAACAATAACCCAGAGAGATGGTTATCTGCAGCTTCTATGTTCTTGGCTGGTTCTAGTGTTCACGAGGTAAAGAAGACCTTAGATATGCACCACTACATAGCTAGGCGTATTAATGGTGTGGTCAAAGCCTCTGACGAGGCTAGGTTGTTTAGGCAGGAGAGAGCTATACAGCTAGTTTCTACTATAGATGAGATTAGTAGTATAGGGGAGAAGATAGCTGCTAGTTACCTAGATGGTTCAGAGGAGGCAGAGGAGAAGATAAAGAAGGCAGAGACTAAGGACTTAGCTAACCTAGCGGTAGCACAGGAGAAGTTACACAGAACCTTTGATAATGTAACAGGTAACAATGTACAGAAGATAGAGGTTAGGCACATAACAACTCCAGAGGAGGCTATGAGTCTTATAGATGCTTTGCCAGAGGCAGAGGTAATAGATGTAGAAGAAGATGCAGTGGACTAGGCATCCAACCATACATATGCCCGATAGGGGCAGGCTGAAGGCTCTCCTGGACTCAAAGGGGGCGCAAGCCGTGTATGATGTATGGAAAGCCCGTGAGGACGCTATAAAGCTCACTATAGAGGATCCCCTGCGTCATGGGGTGAACTTAGTTAGCTGGGATAGGATTAGGTGGGCTTTGTCTCAGTATAATGAGGTATTGGTTCTTGGTGGTAACCGTGGTGCTAAGACTACAGGTATGGCTAAGATATTTATGGAGTCTATTACTAAGCACATGGATGGACACGTAGTATTGTTCTCACAGAACGCTGACACGTCTGTTAAGGTTCAGCAGGCTGCTATGTGGGAGTTTATGCCCAAGGAGTTTAAACGTAAGACTAAGGGCATTGAGGGGTACATCAACTACTCTATGCAGAATGGTTTTACTGGTCAGTCTTTTATATTCCCAGATACTAGAACCCGTGTAGACTTCAAGACCTATACACAGTTTAGTAATAACCACACCATCTTAGAGGGCTTTGAGTTTGGTTTCCCTAATCTAGGCAATCACCCGGAGAATGTAGGTATTGGTAACGATGAGTATCTAGGAGACTCTACGCTTATCAACACACAGCGTTTCCGTCTAGCTACCAGGGACTCTAGGTTAGTAACAGGGTTTACTCCTATTGATGGATACACAGAACTCATAGCTGATTACCTAAGAGATGCAGAAATTATAGAGACTAAATACGCAGAGCTGCTAGACGAGCCTGTAGCTGTTAAGCAGT